GCTAAAACTTTAAAAGGAGTTTTAAATGGATCCAAAAAAAGGAACGGGAAAAAAGCCTAAGGGTTCAGATAGAAGACTCTATACTGACGAAAATCCTAAAGATACAGTATCAATAAAATTTGCCACAGCAAAAGACGCTAGAAATACTGTTAGAAAAGTCAAAAATGTTAACAAACCATTTGCAAGAAAAATACAGATATTAACTGTTATGGAGCAACGTGCTAAAGTTATGGGAAAAACTGAGGTAGTTAATATTGCAAAAAAAGGTAAAGAATCCATTCGCAAAAATCGTAAGGTCTAGAACTTACGCTCCAAAAGTGTTAAAATCAAAAAAGTTGTACGACCGCAATAAGGAGAAAACATCTCTCAAAGTGGCCACTAAAGAAGGAGAACAAAATGACTAAATTATGTCCAAGAGGAAAAGCTGCAGCAAAGCGTAAGTTCAAGGTATATCCCTCAGCATATGCTAACGCCTACGCTAGTAAAATTTGTGCTGGTAAAATAAAAGATCCGTCTGGAGTAAAGAGAAAAGACTTCAGAGGACCTAAACCTAGTAAAGCTATGGGTGGTAGAATTAAATTAAAAGATGGTTCAGGTAAAACTCCAATGACACCAAAACAGAAAAAATTTGCAGCTTTAGCCCCTCCAAGAAATAAAATCACTTACGCTGATAAGATAGCTGGTGCTACAGGCAGAACAAAAGCTATGGGTGGTGGTCTTATGGCAGCAACTGAAAGATTAAAAAGACAAGGACTAAGAGGCGGTGGCCTTTGTAAAAAAGGAATGAACAGAGAAGCTATCGGCAAAAATTCGTAATGGCTGGTTTAAAGACATGGTTCAAACAAAATTGGGTAGATATTGGGAGCAAGCGAAAAGATGGTTCGTTTGCAAAGTGTGGCCGTTCAAAGCAGAAGAAGGACGCGAAGAGGAAGTATCCAAAATGCGTGCCTCTAGCCAAAGCGAGATCAATGTCAGAGGGACAGAGAAGATCTGCCGTTGCCAGGAAACGGGCAGCTGCCAATGTGGGACCTAAACCTACAAACGTAAAAACAATCGCAAAAAGAAAGAATGCTAGATCAGGAGGACTTATGTCTCCAACTAGCGATAAACCAAATTCATCAATGAATAACATGATGAGACAAGCACAGAGAGATTACAAAGGTAGTTACATCTCTGGTAATTTAGGTGGTGTAAATGTGTCTAATCCAAGTTCCGTTGCATATTATGGAAAGAAGGTAATGCCATGATCGCAAGACAACAAATGCCAAGACAATTATATTCAAGAGGTAGTATGCCTCCAAGAAACAAAAAGAATTTCAGATCTACAAAGTCTGGAGCAGGTATGACTCGAGCCGGTGTCAAAGCCTATAGAAGACTAAATCCCGGTTCTAAACTAAAAACAGCCGTGACTGGAAAAGTGAAGCCAGGATC